TTGACGATCCGCTGATTGAGAAGACGTTGACGACTGACGGCAAGATGTCGATGTGGGATTTGCAGCAGGCGATCCGTCAGGACGACCGTTGGTTTAACACTGCGGAGGCCGTGTCAACGTTTGATTCGATGGCGTCTAATCTTGCGGCGAAGATGGGAGTTGTCGGCTGATGGCTGCTTCTGATGCTGCGCTGGCACGCCTGTTTCGGGTGTTCAGCCAGTTGGGTGTGACTTTTACGGATGCTGAGACAAAGAGCTTGAAGGCTCTTGCCGCGCAGAAGGGCGCGACGGAAGACAGTCTCCTTTCGGAGGTACGGTCCAATCCTGGCGTGTATACGAGTTACCACAGTCGCTTTCCCGGTATCACCGATTTGATCAATGCAGGTCGTGTCGCTAACGAGGGACAGTTCGTGCAGTTTGAGCGCCAGTATTTCAGCAAGATTAATGGCGCCGGGATTAGTGCTTACGATTCTCAGAAGGCTGCTAAGACGTTTGAGTTGTTGAATGCGGATGTGTCGGTGGATGAGGTGGACGCCCGCATTCAGGCGGCGCAAACCATTTATCGCAGCGCCAGCGCCGATGTGAAGAAGCGGCTCGCGGACGACTACGGGATTTCTACGGGCGACGCGCTTGGGTTCCTGCTTGATTCGGGCACGAAGCCGATCTTGGAAAACAAGGCGAACGAGATGATCCGCAAGGCCAACTTGGTGGCTCGGGCCGCCCAGTACGGTCTGGATCTGACCAAGAGCGAAGTGTCAAGTGTCAGTGACGCGATTGCCGGCGAACTCGCGGGCTACGGCAAAACGTATGCGGGCAGTGTTGGGGCGTTGCAGAACGATGCGCTGATCCGCAAGAACGTTGGCGCTGTTGCCGCGACGTTGAGCCAGGAAGAACTGCTTGCCCGTATTGATAACCCGAACGCTGACATTTCTAGCCTTGATAGTGACTTGTTGAAAGCAGCGTTTGGCGACCAAAGAAAACTGCTGGCTTCCCAGAATCGACGGTTGCGTGAACGTGACCGGTTCTCCGGCAAGTCCGGTGTGGGTGCGGGGTCTCTTGCTGTGCAACGCAATCTGTAACACAACTTCATAGCGCGGGGCTGAATGGCTTGAGCGTCCGATAAGACCGCATGGCGGAATCGGGGCGCGACACGGGTTCGATTCCCGTCAGCTCCACTCCACACACCGATCAACCGGCCCGGTGGTGCGTATCAAGACCGGTAGTCACAGCCTTCAACCACTTCCCCGGTGGTTGTTTGTGGGTGGCGATCTCCAGTGATGAGTGAGAAAGGGTGTATTGCCATGAATCAGTACTTTGACGACGAGGACGACACGGACCAGGAGTCTGAGGGTATCCAGCAGGCGCGGCGTGCAGCGAAGGCGAACGCGAAGCGGGTGAAGGAACTTGAGCAGGAGCTTGAGTCTTTGCGCACCGATTTGCGTGTTCGCAGTGTTTCTGACGTGGTGTCTGCGCGTGGGTTGAACCCGAAGATTGCTGAACTGATCCCTTCGGGGATCACGTCGCGAGATGACATTAATGCGTGGCTGGATGAGCGTGCTGACCTGTTTGGTGCAAGTGCCAGTGGTGCCGCTTCAAGTCCTTCCTCGCAGCAGCCTGTTGCCCCTGCGGGTGCGGCGCGCCTTGCTGAGGTGATGTCCGCCGGTGAACCGGTTCCGGGTGATGAGTCGCAGTTGCTCGCGCAGATTCAGGCCGCAAAGACTCCAGCGGAGTTGAACCGTCTGATCTTCGGTTCCGAGATGGGTCCGTCCGCGTTCTAGGTGTTCCTGCAAGTGCAGGAATGCTGGTCGTCTGGTGATTCATGTGCAGGTTGTTCACGTGTTCCTTTCCTTCCATGAATTGAGGTGACCATCAGTGGCTAATACCTATACGGGTACAGCGTCAATCTCCAACCAGACGGGGTTGACGAATCTTGTCCAGACCGCGTATGACCGTTACGTTGAGATGGCCCTGCGTTCACAGCCGCTCATCCGCGATATCGCTGACAAGCGTCCTGTGCAGCAGGCCATGCCGGGTTCAAGTGTCGTGTTCCAGATCTACCAGGATCTGGCTCAGGCCACGTCGACCCTGACGGAAAACGTTGATCCGGACGCGGTGGCTCTGTCGAACACGAACACGGTCACGGTGACCCTGAACGAGTACGGCAACGCTGCCCTCCTGACCCGCAAGCTGGGCCTGTTCTCCCTGTCGGATGTTGATCCGGCTGCGGCTGACATCCTGGCTTACAACATGGCTGATTCGCTTGATGCGGTTGCCATGACCACTCTGCGCGGTGGATCCAATGTGATCTACGCATCGACGGCGTCCTCGACTGCCACGGTGACGAACGCGATGACGATCACGACGGCGAATCTTCGCAAGGCTGTTGCGAAGCTGCGTGCGGGTCTGGCGGTTCCGCGTATGGGCAGCCTGTACGCCTGCTACATCCACCCTGAGGTTTCGCACGATGTGCGGGCCGAGACGGGCAGTGGCGGGTTTCAGGATCTGCACAAGTACGACGCGTCGGACAACTTCTGGCCGGGGTTCATCGGAACCTACGAGGGTGCCTACTTCATTGAGACCCCGCGCATGTACAACGCGACTGACGGTGCGTCGTCTGCCCGCGTGTTCCGCACGGTTCTGGCTGGCAAGCAGGCGCTCGCTGAGGCGGTGGCGGAGGATCCGCACACCGTGATCGGCCCGGTGACGGACAAGCTCATGCGTGCCCGTCCGATTGGCTGGTACGGGGTGCTGGGTTGGGCGCGGTTCCGTGAGGCCGCGCTGTACCGGATTGAGTCGACCAGCTCGATCAACAACGCCTGACCGTAGGTCGGTGACTGGTGGGGGGCATCCGTTGAGGGTGTCCCCCACCGGCTTTCAGGAGGATGAGGATGGCTTGTAGGACGGCTTGTGCAACACAGGATCACGCGTCTTGGGGTGAATGCGCCCGCCAGGCGGCGTTGCGGATTGGTTACGCGGCGTCTGCGAAAGGTTGGGATGCGTCCACTCAACGTCGTTGGGATGCGGAGTTGCAGTCGTACCGGGATGCTCGGGCTGCTGGTGTGCAGCCTGCCGGGACGTCCACTGCACAGATTCGTGCGGCAGTAAATTTGTCGGAGCGTGCCGGGTCTGCGTTTGATGCGGGCACGAACTCGTTTGCTAATGGTGCGTTGTATTCGCCTCGGACTGATCAGATTGTGAGCGTGTGATGGCGGAACTGTGTGCCGAGTTGAATCGGCTTGCCAACGGTGGGGCGTCTTACCGGTCTCCTGCTGCTGCGAAGGATAAGGGTGGGGCCGCTAACGAGTGGGCTGGATCGACTGGCTTGTCTCTTGTTGGGGCGTTGAACTTGAAGAACGGCACGTCTGGGCTGGATTTGGGCAAGGTGCTGAATGCGCTCGCGGGCACGTCTGGGCTGGGGCCGGCTAAGGCCGCGTCGCTGATTGCGTCGTGACGTCGTATCGGTTGCGTCCACCGACGCTTGAGGAGAAGTTGGGGCGCCCGTTTGCTTTGTGGTGGGCTGGGGTGCGTCGTGGGGTGTCGTTGGTGAAGACGAGCGGGGTGTGGGCGCAGGTGCAGTTTCCAGACCAGGTGACGTTGTCTGCTGCTGACTCGTTTTATTTGGGTGGGCATGAGTATGTGGTGGATGCGGGTGTGCGCTCGGATCTGATTGCTTCTGGTGTGGTGTCGGCGTCCAATTTTGAGGAGATTCCATGACGACGTTTGATGAGTTGGTTGAGGAAACGTTGTCGTATTTGCGGGGCTATGTGCGGTTGCAGGAGCAATCAACGTGGCTGTCGGCGTCGTTGACTTCTTCCGCGACGACGATGACTGTGGCTAACGGTGCCCGTTTGGGGATGGGTCGTGCTGAGGTTGAGGACGAGCTGGTGTGGGTGGATTCAGTGTCGGGGTCGACTGCGACTCTGGCCCCGTGGGGGCGTGGGTTGGATGGGTCTACTGCTGCGGCCCATAATGCGAATGCGCGGGTGACGTTCTCCCCGTTGTTTCCTCGGAGCGTGGTGCGGACTCAGTTGAATAACACGATTGAGGCTGTGGGTAAAGAGATTCAGGTTCCGCAGTCGTACACGTTTTCGTATGTGGCTCCTCGGACGACGTATTCGCTGCCAGCGGACACGAATGCGGTGTTTGACGTGTCGTGGGAATCGGTTGGTCCGTCTCTGCGGTGGATCCCGGTGAAGCGGTGGTCGTTGAATCAGCGGGCAAACACGACGGCCTTCCCGACGGGTAAGTCGGTGGACATTCTGGATGCGATCACTCCTGGGCGGACTGTCCAGTTGTCGTATTTCAAGTTGCCGTCAAGGTTGTCTTCGGGGTCTGACACGTTGGAGTCGACTGCCGGGTTGCCGTCGTCGTGTCGGGATGTCGTGGTGTTGGGTGCCGCGTACCGGATGGTGTCCGGGTTGGATGTGGCGATGCTGGATCCGACGAGTGTGTCGGCTGGGTTCTTTGATGAGCGCCGTTTGCCGGGTACGGGGTCGCAGGTTGCTCGCACGATTTTTGCCTTGTTTCAGCAGCGTCTGTCTGAGGAGACGGACCGGTTCCGTGATCAGTATCCGACTCCAGTTCATTTCCGGAGGTAAGTTGTGCCTGCTGTAGGTCGTCGCAATTTTTCGTCCACTGCTGTTGAGACAACGATTCTTGGTGGCATCACTGCTGCTGCGACGTCGATCACTGTTGGATCAACCAGCGGGTTTCCGTCGGCTCCGTTTACGGCCATCATTGACCAGAATGTTGGCGGGTTTGAAGAAGTGGTCACGGTCACGGCTGTTGCTGGCACCAGTCTGACGGTGACACGTGGGGCTGACAACACTCCGGCTGTTGCTCACAATAATGGCGCTTCGTTCCGGCATGGCGTGTCGGCTCGGGATTTTGATGTTCCGAATAGTCACGTGCAGTACGACGGCGGGGCAACGCCGCAGAGTGGTGTCCACGGTTTGACTGGTGCGGTGGTGGGGACGTCGGATGCGCAGAGTTTGTCGTCTAAGACGATTGCGTCTACTGGCTTGGCTTTTGCTGGCAGCACGGGTGGGACGACAAATGTGGTTGCGGCTGCGTCTGCTTCCGGCAGTCTAGTTCTCCCAGCGCCTGCGAGTTCGGACACTTTGGTCGGACGGGCCACTACGGACGAACTTTCTAACAAGACTCTGGCTTCCGCCGCAGTGAAGGGAACGGCGGGGGCGGGCTTGACGTTTAACGGTCAGACTTCGGGGACGGTTCTTGTCAAAGCTGCCACAACCGCCGGAACGAACACGCTCACTCTCGCCGCACAGACGGGCACTGTAGGGCCAATCGCCTCAACGAACCCACCGGCTCTTGGTACAGCAGCAGCCGGTAGCGCGACAACGGTCTCGGCTTCAGA